TGAAGGGGCCGAGGACATCCTGCGCGCCTGGCGCCGCGGCGTGCGTCCCGATCCGGATCTGACGGTGTCCGGATGGGCGGATGCGCATCGCTGGCTGTCCTCGCGCGCCTCGGCCGAACCGGGCCGGTACCGCACCGTGCGCACGCCCTACCTGCGCGCCATCATGGATGCGCTCTCGCCCGGGCATCCCGCACAGCGGATCTCGTTCATGAAGGCCGCACAGGTCGGCGCGACCGAGGCCGGCAACAACTGGATCGGGTTCGTGATCCACCACGCGCCGGGGCCGATGCTGGCAGTGTTGCCCTCCGTCGAGATGGCCAAGCGCAGCTCTCGGGGCCGGATCGACCCGCTGATCGAGGACAGCGCGGCACTGAAGGAGCGCGTCAGGCCCGCCCGGTCGCGGGACGCGGGCAATTCGATGCTGTCTAAGGAATTTCCCGGCGGCATCCTCGTGCTCACCGGGGCGAACAGCGCCACCGGCCTGCGCTCCATGCCCGCGCGTTACGTGTTTCTCGACGAGGTCGATGCCTATCCGGCCTCGGCCGACGAAGAGGGCGACCCGGTCACGCTGGCCGAAGCCCGGACCACCACCTTCGCGCATCGGCGCAAGGTGTTCATGGTATCGACCCCGACGATCCGCGGGCTGAGCCGCATCGAGCGTGAGTTCGAGGCGTCTGATCAGCGGCGCTACTTTGTGCCGTGCCCGCATTGCGGGGCGATGCAGTGGTTGCAGTTCGAGCGCCTGCGCTGGGCGAAGGGCCAGCCGGAGACAGCTGCCTATACCTGCGAGGGCTGCGCGCGCCCCATCGCCGAGCATCACAAGACGCGGATGCTGGAACGGGGCGAGTGGCGGGCAACAGCGACGGCAACCGACCCGACCGCCATCGGCTTTCACCTCTCGGCGCTCTATTCGCCGATCGGCTGGAAAAGCTGGGCGCAGATCGCGCGCGACTGGCTGGCCGCACAGGGCTCCGACGAGATGCTGCGCGCGGCGCGCAACACGCTGCTGGGGGAGACATGGGTTGAGAGCGGCGAGGCTCCGGACTGGCAGCGGCTCGCCGACCGGCGCGAGACCTATCCAGCGCAGATCCCGGAACAGGGTCTGTTCCTGACCGCCGGCGCGGATGTGCAGAAGGACCGCATCGAGGTCGATGTCTGGGCCTGGGGCCGGGGTCTGGAAAGCTGGCTTGTCGATCACATCGTGATCCCGGGTGGGCCCGACGATCCGGCTTGCTGGGAGGCGCTGACGGCGCTGCTGGGCCGGACATGGACGCACGAGAAGGGCGCTGTCATGACGCTGGCCAAGCTCGCCATCGATACCGGCTACGAGTCCGCCGCCGTTCATGCCTGGGCGCGCCAGCAGGGCACGGCACAGGTGGCCCCGGTCAAGGGCCTCGAAGGGTTCAACCGGGCGACGCCGGTCTCGGGCCCGACTTTCGTCGACGCGACGGTGAACGGGCGCAAGCTCAAGCGCGGGGCCCGGCTCTGGAGCGTGGCCACCGCCACGTTCAAGGCCGAGACCTATCGCTATCTGCGGCTGGAGCGGCCATCCGATGAGGCGCGTGCCAGTGGTTCAGCAAATACGGCCGGCACGATCCACCTGCCGGACTGGGCCGACAGCGAATGGCTGAAACAGCTGGTGGCCGAGCAACTGGTCACGATCCGCAACAAGCGCGGCTATGCCCGGCAGGAATGGCAAAAGATGCGCGAGCGCAACGAGGCGCTCGATACCCGCATCTATGCCCGGGCCGCGGCGTGGATCCTCGGCGCGGACCGGTTCGACGCGCGGATGTGGCAGAGCCTCGAGAAACAGGCCGGGGTGGAGACCACCGCTGACGCTGAGCCGAATCCAGAGACCAACGCATCGACCGAGCCTCAGGCGGGACGCGTGACGACACCCCGGCGGCGCGGCTGGCGGGTGAGTACGCCAAAGTACATGGAATGAGCATGACCCTCGACGATCTGAAACGCCACCACGGCGCGCTGCTGGCTGCGCGCTACAGCGGCACGCGTAGCGTCAGTTATGACGGCAAGACCGTAACCTATGGCTCAGACGCGGAACTGGCCACCGCCATCGCAGATATCGAGCGACGGATCGCGTCGCTGGACCGCACCGGCCGCCGCATCCTCCACCCGTATGCCGCAAAGGACCTGTAATGACTGCGATGAACTGGCGGCAACGCCTCGGGGCCTTCATCGGCGGGTTCGACGCAGGCCAGCACCACCGTCGGCTGCGCGGGTTCCGCGCGACGCGGGCGCATGTCAACGCGCTGATCGCGGCCAGTGGCCCCGACATCACCGCCCGGGCGCGGTGGCTGGTGCGCAACAACGGCTATGCGGTGAATGCCGTCGAAAGCTGGGCGGCCAATACCGCCGGCGACGGGATCAAGCCGATCTCGAAGATCGCCGACCCCGCCCGCAAGGAAGAGCTGCAGCGGCTCTGGCTCGGCTGGACCGACGAGGCCGATGCCGAGGGGCTGACGGATTTCTACGGGCTGCAGCGCCGGGCCGCGCGCGAGGTCTTCATCGCGGGCGAGGTGTTCTTCCGCATCCGGCCGCGGCGGGCGGGCGACGGGCTGTCGGTGCCGCTGCAGCTGCAGATGCTGCCGGCGGAAATGCTGCCGCTGGAGCAGAGCGGCATCGCGGCGAATGGCAACACGATCCGGCAAGGCATCGAGTTCGACAGGATCGGGCGACGCGTCGCCTATCACTTCCTGCGGCGCCACCCGGGCGACAGCACGGAGTCGGGCCTCGCGGGCGAGGTCGTACGGGTGCCGGCCACCGAGGTGATCCATGTGATCGACCCGGTCGAGGGCGGCCAGCTGCGCGGGGTCTCGAAACTGGCCCCGGCTATCGTGAAGCTGTTCCTGCTCGATCAGTATGACGATGCCGAGCTTGACCGCAAAAAGGTCGCGGCGATGTATGCGATGTTCGTCACCTCGCCAGCCCCGGAAAACCCGCTGGCCCCGCCCGGGGACGACGACGACCCGGGCGGCGTCGAGATCAGCCCCGGCCAGGTGGTGCGGCTCGATCCGGGCGAGGATGTCACGGTGGGCCAGCCCGCCGATAGTGGTGCGACCTACGAGCCGTTTCAGTACCGCACGCTGCTGCAGATATCCGCGGCACTGGGCATTCCATACCCGTATCTGGCCAATGACATGGTGAAGGGCAACTTCTCGAACTCGCGCCTGGCACTGATCGAGTTCCGCCGCCGCGTCTCCGCCTGGCAGCATTCGGTGATGGTCTATCAGCTTTGCCGCCCGGTCTATGCGCGCTGGATGGATGCGGCGGTGCTTTCGGGCGCGCTTTCGCTGCCGGGCTACGAGGCCAACCGATCCCGGCTGCTGACCGCCGACTGGCTGCCCACGAAATGGGACTGGGTCGATCCCCTGAAGGACGCCAATGCCGAGATCGCCCAGATCGAGGCGGGGCTCAAATCCCGCACTCAGGCCATCGCCGAGCGCGGCTTTGACGCCGAGCAGGTCGACCGCGAGATCGCCGCGGAACACGCTCGCGAGCGCGCGCTCGGCCTCGACTTCCGCCGCCCCGGCTCGCCCGCGCAGGGCGCGGCGGACGTGCTGGTTGAGGGGCATGACCAAGACGGGACCCCGTCCGACGACGATGACGACACTGCTGAGACCCGCCCGCGCACAGACGAGGACCAGCCCTGATGCTTCACGCCCGCATTGCCGCGCGCGCCTTCAACACGCCGCTGCTGGTCGAGCCTGCCAAGGCCATGGCGTTCCTGTCGGGACTTGGCCCCCGCATTCTGGGGCGCCGGGTCGAGTTGGCTGACGGGCGAGATCAGATGGCTGATCAGGTTGCACCTGCTCCGCCCGCCCGTGCCGGTATCCTGTCCGGCGGATTGCTGGACGGGTACCGCCAGCACGATGAATCGCCCTATCCGGTCATCGACGGCATCGCCGTGATCGAGATCTCCGGCGTTCTGATCCATCGCGGGTCCTGGATCGGGGAGTCCTCGGGCCAGACCAGTTATGAAGGCATCGCCGCGCAGATCGAGGCGGCGGCCAGCGATCCTGCCGTCCGGGGCGTGGCGCTGGAAATCGACAGCTTCGGCGGCGAGGTGTCCGGGGTCTTCGATCTCGCCGACCGCATCCGCGCTTTGCGGCGCGCCAAGCCGGTCTGGGCCTTTGTGGCGGAACACGCCTTCTCGGCGGGCTATGCGCTGGCCTCCCAGGCAAACCGCATCCTGCTGCCGCGCACCGGGGCGGTGGGCAGCATCGGGGTCGTCGTCATGCATGCCGATCTCAGCAGCCAGCTCGACCGGGACGGCGTGCGTGTGACGTTGATCCATGCAGGATCCCACAAGGTCGACGGCAATCCCTACGCGCCACTGCCCGACGCGGTCCGCGACGACATCCAGGGCGAGATCGACGTGCTGCGGTTTCTCTTCGCCGAGACCGTCGCCGCGGGTCGCGCCGGGCGCCTGAGCCAGGACGCCGCGCTGGCGACCGAGGCCGCGATCTATCGCGGGGTGGATGCTGTCGCGGCGGGATTGGCCGACGAGGTTATCGATCTTGCAGCCGGCTTTGCCAGCTTTCGCGCGCATGTCGCCCCCGCGAACACGCTGCCGCGTCCGCGCGTGCACTTGGCACGAGCATCCCGATCCAGGACCCAAACCACCACCCGAAAGGAGATAGCCATGGCCCATGCGCCAGATGATGAAACCACGCCGGAAGAGGACATCACCGATGTGCAGCAAGACGGAACGAGCGATACCACGCCTGATCCATCCGCCGTCGACGTGCCTCCCGAGCCAGCCAGCACCGCACACACGCCCGACGCGACGGCTTCGCCAGCGCCTGCAATCGCGTTGGCATCGCCACCAACAACAGCAGCGGAGCAAACCTCCTCGCAGGCCGCACCCGGCAAGCTGGCCGAGCTTTCGGCGCAGCTGCGCCAGGAGGCGGCGGAGATCACCGAGATCGCCGCACAGGCGGGCCGCCTCGGGATCGCCATCGACGCGGCGAAAGCCCTGCGCGAAGGCACGACACCCGACGCCCTGCGAAGCCTTGTCCTCGAGCGCGCCAGCGCTGCCGCAGATGCCCGCGATGTCGTCGCCGCGCCGCCTTCGCCGGCCCTGCCGCAGGCGCAGGAAAGCCCGATTGTGGCGGCCGCAAAACGCGCCGCCGCAACCGGCACGAAAACCTGATCACCCGGTCGAACCGACCGACACCCTTCCGACATTCGTCTGCCTGACTGATCCCCCGCCGCACTCCCGGTGGGGGATGTCTTTTGTCCTCCTGATAAAGGATCGCCGACATGCCCGTTCTGACCCAACCGCCCACGATGGGCGATGTCCTCAAATACGAGGTCAACCCGAACTACACCCGCGAGACCGTCCCGCTGCTGGAAGGCACCGCCTATCCGGTCGGCTCGGTGCTGGGCCGCATCACCGCCAGCGGCAAGTACAAGCTTGCCACCTCCGGCGGCACTGACGGCGCGCAGACCGCCGGGGCCGTGCTGCTCCATGCAGTCGATGCCACGCCCGGCGATGCCGTCGGCGTCGTGCTCATGCGCGGCCCCGCGATCGTGTCGCGCGCAGCACTGGCCTATGACGGCACCGTTGATGACGCGGCCAAGATCACCACCAAGATCAGCCAGCTGGCGGCCCTCGGGATCATCGTGCGCGACACGGCCTGATCGGGCCGCGAGCGCCGCCTCACGCTTCTTCCCTGTTTCCCGCCCTCTTTCTCCGGAGATCCTCATGACCCTCACCCGCAACCCGTTCGACGCGGGCGGCTATTCGCTCGCCGAGATGACGCAGGCCATCAACATCCTGCCCAATCTCTACACCCGGCTCGGCCAGATCGGCCTTTTCCGCTTCGAGGGCGTCACGCAACGCTCCATCGTGATCGAGCAGCGCGAGGGCGTCCTCAGCCTCCTGCCCTCGGTCCCGCTCGGTGCGCCCGCCACCGTCGGCAATCGCGAGCAGCGCTCCATGCGCAGCTTTGCGCTGCCGTGGATCCCGCATGACGATGTGATCCTGCCTTCGGATATTCAGGGCATGCCGGCACTCGGCGTCTCGGACGCGGCCGATCCGCTGGTCGAGGTGATGAACCGCAAGCTCACGCTGATGCGGCGCAAGCATGCCCAGACCCGCGAATACATGGAGATGAACGCGCTGCGCGGCATCGTGAAGGACGGTGCGGGGACCACGCTCTACGACTACTTCACCGAATTCGGGCTCACACGGATCTCCGTCGACTTCGTCTTCGGCACGGCCGGCACCAACATCCAGGGCAAGGTCCGCGAGACCCTGCGCGGGATCGAGGACAACCTGCTGGGCGAGACCATGACCACCGCGC